GCAACACACCAGCCCCGCCCCCCCCCCCACGGGGGGGGGGGGGGGGGGGGTAATTTTATCTGCTATGAATTATTGTTCTTGCTGTAATACTCTGTCTGCTTATCGTAGACCACTTTCGGTGTGTAACGCTTTATGGCCTTGTTGTTTACCTTGATGTCAAGCTTTTCTACCCAGCTTGTTAATTTCTTCTGAAATTCATCGCTCTTCATTTCTTTTAGAAGATCTTCATGATTATCCTTGGCATATTCTGTATCTCTGTCCTTAACATCGCCCTTGATAAGAATATAATATGCGTTATCGTCCTCATAAGCTGTTGCAACGTCTGTGCTCATACCGCTTACTTCTTTGAGTATCTTGCCGTTTGCAGTGTCTTTCTGTGAATCGTCCATTGTGCCGTAATTCATCATCTTTTCATTTGCATACGGGTCAGGTGCAGAAGAAGAACTGTCTGCGGAAGAATCTGTGTCTGACGCTGCTGTGCTTGAATCTGCTGTGCTGTCAGAAACTGAAGATGTGTCATCGCTTGCTGTAGAACTTGTGTCGCTCTCTGCTACAGAAGAAGTGTCGTCAGAAGTCGTGCTGCTGTCTGAGGCTGATGAATTGCTGTCAGCGGCAGAGCTTGAATCTGAGGCTTTCTTTGAAGCAACATAGTCGTTGTACTCGTCTATAATGCTGTCGAAATCGTCAAACGAAACTCCCTGAGCCTTTTCAAGGAACTCATCTCTTTTTGCCTTGGCTTCCTCATTTGCAGCGTCTGCTGAGTCTGTAGAAGAATCGGTGGCTGATGATGAAGAATCAGTTGATGCTTTAGTTTTTGCAAAGGAAATGGATTTATATCTCAGGTAGTTATCATCAAGATACTTCACCATTTCATCGTCTGAAACGGCTTCCTCGCCGCCCTCTGCATAGTAGTGATCAAAAAGCTCTTCCCTCATTTTCGAGCCTTTGAGTGCAAGCTTTACAGATTCCTTGGAGATACCCTCTGACTCGTAAAACTCGCCCTGAGAATCCCATGTGCTGCTTATGCTGTCATTAATGGACTTTATATCCTCATCTGAAAGAGTAAGTCCAAGCTCGTTGAACTTGTCAACTACAGCCGCATACTCCTTAGTTGCAGTGAGAGCATAATCTGAAAGATACTCGTCAAATGCCTTTCCGTCTACCTTCTGATCGAAATAGTCCTTTTTGATGCCATTCTGATAATACATCATCGTCATTTGATATGACATTTCTGTAAGCTCATTATAAATGTAGATACCTGCGTTTATCTTGCTGTCACCTGCTGTCATCACATAGCTTGTGTCCGAGCAAGAGGTAAGGCTCGCAGTACAAAGCAATGCGGCAGTAAGAGCAGCCGTTATTTTTTTAGCTTTAGCCATTTTATTATCCATTTCCTTTCCGAAAAAATCGTCTTACTAACAGGCAGAAAACCGCCTTAACTTTTACATTATACTACATTTGAGCCTATAAGTCAAGTGGATATGTGTCTCTCACACGCAAAAACGGACGATCACTGACCGTCCGTTGTAATGCACTGATATTTTATCTATTGCTATTTCCTGTTTTTATGTCTTTCCAATTTACTTGCGTACATTATCTTATCCGCCTGTGTAAACATATCTTCAAGCTCGTGGATATCTGTTATATGTTTACAAATACCGCCTATACTAACGCTGACCTCAAACTCGTTACCTGCAAACTTGTTATATACCCTAAGCCGGTCGTTGACCCTTGCAGAAAATCGTTCAGGATAGTTGTCGTTATAGTCGTTACAGCCTATCACCACAAACTCATCGCCGCCTACCCTTGCACATATCTCGTTATTTTTTGTCGATGCCAAAACTGCGTCTGCGATCGCTTTTATTGCAATATCACCGCTGTTATGGCCAAAATTATCATTTATCTTTTTAAGGCAGTCCAAATCGCAGACAGCGATAAAAGCCTTATTTTTCGGATTTGACATTCTATCAACAACAAACTGGATATTTTTCTTAATGCCTATTCTCGAATAAACACCTGTCATAGCGTCACGGACTGCAAGATTAGCTATGGAATTTCGTATCCGCATTGATTCCAGAGCATTGCTTACATGATTTGTCCAATTACGATAAGTGATATCTATCGATTTTATTTCGTCACCATAAGACAATACAGCATAGCCATAGCACCGATCTATAAAATGTACCGGGGTGATAAAGAATGCACAAGGGCTTTCTCGTTCTTCATCCAGATCAGGAAATATCTCTTTGAGTTCAAAAGGATCATGAAGAGTTCTGCTTTTGCCGTCAACGTTTCTTATATAAAGCACCATATTTTCGGTATATTCCTTTGGAACAGTGGAGACCTCACCGACTATCTCATGCTCTCCAAGGCAATCCTCATTAAGGCAGAGATAATACCTCTCATGACCAATGATAAGATAGAGAAAATATTGTATCCTGGCCATCAGATCATCGGGATCTTTAGAGCAAGCCATTATATCGGTCATACTGCTGTCCAAAAAGTCATGATAATTCATCTTGTTCTGAGACGATAAAAGATCACGCTTTGTATAGCTATAATCCTCATGACAGCCGCAGGAAGCACCTATCTCCACCTTGCCGCCGTCCTCTATAAGGCCCTGCGGTTCAACGCCTTTGATCCTTGCCTCTATGGTCATTACTGCGTTCACGCCAGTTTCAAAGATCGGCGGTGAGCACGAGGTTATAGCTGGCACGCAATGGATAGCCTCGTCTATTGCGTCATAACCTGCAACTATCATATCCTCAGGCACGCTCAAACCGTTTTTCTGATATTCATGTACAACGCCTATAGCCATATAATCTCCACAGCAAACGATAGCGTCAGGCTTTTTACGTCTGCCATAGATGATATTATTTGCCACCTCTGCCGCTTTATCATACCAGAAGCCTCCGTCAAAGCAGACAAAGTCCGGATCATACTCTATGCCATGCTTTTCAAGGGCACGCTTATATCCCGCAAGCCGTTCACGAGTGGTGGCAGTCTCCAGCGGACCGCTCAAAAAAAGTATCTTCCTGCATCCATGGACCTCGATAAGATGCTCTGTCAATTGCATAAAGGGTTTTTCGTCACGGGTATAAATACTTTCATAGTCCTTATAGCTTCCATCTATAAAAACCACAGGAACATGACATTTCTCATCTATATCCCTGCATATTTTGTCAAAAAGCCCAGGCATTTTTAATGTATCTGCCAAAACGATAACGCCATCGAGCTTATCATAATTTATAACGTCATATATCTGCATTTCTCCAACAGACACTGCTTTTAAGAATGACTCTTTGACAAAGCTTGTGAAGATAAGCACATCATAGTCAAGCTGAAAAGCCTTTGTCATTACGCCTCTCAGCAATCTTTCCTGATAATAGCTTTCTGCCTCAGACAATATCACTCCAATGCGTTTTCTTCCCAAAATGTCTCACCTTCTCTATAATGTCGCATTTAGACGCACTTCACCCTACAGTTATTCAAACATTATACCACATTTGCCTCGAGTTGTCAAAGGCATTTTGTGAATTTTCGTAAACTTTTTAACGACTTTTTTATTTTTGTGGTAAAATTATTAAGCTTTTTTCAATATTACCAATACATATATTTGATTAAATTTGTTATAAATCAACTAAATAATTTGCTTAATCGTTTTCAAGATTGCGAAAATTTTCGGTAACATGTTCATATAGAAAATAAAATGAAAACTTTTCAGAATATTGTTAATAAAGCATCGCAGAGAAAGCTTTTTTTACACAGTACTTCTGAATAAGAAAAGAACAAAAAAAGTTTCAAAAATGTCTTGACAAGTAAAAGATCATATGGTATAATATTAAAGTCGCTTAGATAGTGTGACATATAAAAAAAATGATAAACTGGAGAAGTCGCCTAGCCCGGTTTATGGCGCACGACTGGAACTCGTGTATGGGTTAATAGCTCATCGAGGGTTCGAATCCCTCCTTCTCCGCCAAGCATACGAAAACCACCGTATTTACGGTGGTTTTCTTTTTTGTACACGATTTTTACACGATTGTTCTTATATACTAAACAAAAAACAGCCGCCTCAGATCACTCCGAGACGGCTGAACTACTACCTGATATACTTTCTCCGACCACAACGTATCTTCTGAACGATACGCTGAGCATGCTTCCAGTCTTTTTCTGATATAATCCGCTCAAGATTCCCTTTGGTAGTTACTTTAATTCTACCATAGGAGGTCTCTTTTTTCTATTGTTCATTTTCTACAGACTTGTTCAAAACAGCAAGCCTTTTCTATTTATTTTTTTGCATTCACAAACCTGCTTTATCTTTAATATCTTTCACAAGCTTGTGAACTGTTGTACAAGCAAACATTTGTGATGGTTCATCAGAATTTTCTTTAATTCTTTGCTTTAATCTTTGCTCCGCAAATTCTATTGCTTGATTTTCATTCCCATATTTGTTAAGTCTCATATATATTTCTTTATCTGCCTTACTATATTGTTGTTTTGTTTTTTGGCTAAATTCTTTTTTAAAATCATTACAACACTTTACTGATTCTGTAGACACAGGCATTGAACCAAAATATGCATGAAACCAAATTTCTATACATGGGTTAGACCAGCCTACTTTTACATCCTTGCTTAATGCATCTTTTACAATATTATCAAAATCTTTTACTTGATCTCTGTCAAATACAATCCATATCTCACTATATTGTGCTTGTTGTGATGCAAGGCTTATCGCTTTATCTACTAAATCGATTGTTCTTGTTTTCACTACTTTAATTACTAAATTATTTTTTATTTGTAGTGGAATCGAATCACGCAACCCATATATATAATTTTGTTCAGTCTCTTCAGTATCTGTGACAATAAAATAGTGACCTAATTTTTGAGAACGTTTGCGGAAATGATTTCTTTCCTTTCTTGTTCCGCTTCTATCAGCTTTGCTCAAGAGTGTCCCCCCTTATTAAATCCAAAGTCTTAAGAGATGGAATTGCTCCATATTTTCCAAGAAGATATTTTTTTTCATAATTTTCATCTTTTCTAATTTTAGTGCCATCTTCATCAACAAAATCTGCAAGAGAATACAAAGATGATATACCATCGCTGTTTTTCTCAGTAAACCAAATTTCGTCTCTACGCAGTAAATTTCCATTTAGCTGCCATGAGTCATGCGAAGTGAATACAAGCTGTGCATGATTTTTATTTATCTCCGGATTCAAAAATGTAATAATAAAGTTGCGAACAAGTAATGGATGAAGCCTTGCATTTAATTCATCAATAAACAATACACTTCCTGTTTCCAAAACATCATGAAGTGCAGGATATAACGAAAACATTTTTAATGTACCCGCTGATTCATCATGTAAAGGAATAGAGGTTGTGCCATCAGAGCCAATCATTTTATGAACTGTTTCTATTTTAAATCTATCTTCAACTGCATCTCTATCATCAGGTATTTTTTCAATATTGAAATCCACAATAGAATCATCAAATGATGATAAATATTTAACAACATTATGTCTAACGTTTTCATCGCTATCAAAGTTATCCGGAATAAGGCGAGACATAATCAGATTTTCAAAAGGTTCTCCAAAATTTGCAAAATTAAGGTTAACGAACCAATCTCTGATGTTTTTTAACTTTTTGATTTTAAGCTTCGCACCTAACGAAACAATCAATGTTTCTTTTTCAAGCGAAATTTCAATATTTTCTCTACTTTTTGCTGGAAGACCGGATAAATCCAATTCATTTTCCTTAATATTTCTATAAAAAATCGTTTTATATTTACCTCTTGCTGATTTCGATGCATAATTAAGCCATTCTTCTGCTACACCATCCTTATCTAAAACAAATCCATAGTTATATGTCTTTGCTCCACTTTCTTCACTATCGATAAAATATACTTCAAAAGAAGATTCGGCATTCGCACTATTTATGTCGAATAAAAAGGGCGTTGGTTTTATGGAATATGTTTTGTTTTTCTTGTCATTTGATTCTCCACCAAAAGCGAAAGACTGTATAACATATGTTGCCATAAATCTAAATGCATCCTGTACATTTGATTTTCCACTTGCATTTGCACCAAAGATAGCTGCAACAGGTAGAATCTTTTCGTTCCCCACATTTACTACCCTGTCTGAGAATTCTGTTATCTTCGTGGCGGTTAAATCTAATGTTGTGTCATCTCTAAATGACTTATAATTCTTAAAATTAAATTGCAACAACATTTTTTATCCCTCCTTATTATATTTATATTATACCCAATATTAAATAAAAAGTCAACATATAAGTGAGATTTTCACTCATTTAAATGTATATTTTGTATGAAGAAATAATTACTTGATTTTTGATAAGAACTTTTATTCAGTACCCGTCAAATAGTCCAGGTCAGAAAATACAACGCTGTATGACCACACTTCAACAGGTAGATATATCGAAACCCTCAGTACAACTAAAGAGCGGTACAAGGCTTATGCCAAGAGCAAATGTAAAAGTTTAACTAGTTTGATTGTATAAACTCGTTGAGAGTGATATGGCGAAGGGTAAAATCGAATAATAAAACAAAAACAGCCGACAAGGAATAATCCCTGTCGGCTGTCTTACTGTCTACTTTATCTTGATTTTCTGCCCCACATAAATGAGGTTAGCGTTCTTGATACCATTGTTCTTGACAAGCTTCGCAACAGTGGTCTTGTACCTCTTAGCGATAGTAGAGAGCGTATCGCCACGCTTCACAGTGTACGTCACTGTCTTCTTGGTGGAGCTTGCAGACGGCTTTGTGGTCGGGCTGACAGTCCGCTTCTTGAAGCCGTTCAGCCCTGCCGCCTTGATCTTCGCAGGATAGTCCACATAGCAGATATCCATATCAACATTGCCGCTGATACCGCTGACCCTCCCAGTGGAGCTGTACTGCCACATACCATAAGTACCGCTAAAGTTACAGCGTGAGCCGTACTCAGCGACCCAAAGAGCATACCTCTTGGCAACAGAGGCAGATATGTACTGCTGTAAAGGCGAACGGCTGATATACAGTCCTGCCCAGTAGCCTGCATGTTCAAGTGCATTGCAGAAAGTCTTGACAAGGCTGTTGCAAAATGCTCTGCCCTTTGCGAACTGTGAACGCTCCTCAAGGTCGAAGTATATCGGATACTCAAACGTTTTGCCCTTGATAGCGTTGATACAGGTCTGAGCCTCTGCCTTTGCGTCCTCGACACTCGCCGCATAGCTGTACCAGTAAGCACCGACCTTTAGCCCTGCCGCCTTTGCCGCCTTGTAGTTTTTCTCAAAATATGGGTCTTTCTGATTAGCGTACTTGCCAAAACCTGCACGAATGATAACGAAATCGACCCCCGAAGCCTTGACTTTTTTGAAGTCAATGTTCTGCTGATACTGTGAAACGTCAATACCCTTAAATGTCTTTGCCATAAAATTACTTCCTTTCTAAATCATCAATCCTGTGATTAGCCACCTTGATTTTCTCGTCGATCAAAGCATAATCCTGTTCCAACTTATACGTCCGAGCAATAACGGAATTGTGCTTATCCACACGCTCAGACAACTTATCAATCTTATACTCGATAAGCTTTTGGCTGTTTGCCGCAATAACAAGCTGACACGCTACCGCAGACGCAGCCGTTATCAGTGCGACGATAATTGCTTCCGTCACTCGTCATCACCTGACTTTCTCTTGGCGCTCTGCGTGCCGAAATAGAACGAGATCACCACCGTAAACACCGTGATGAACTGCTCTGCTGAGATCGTGCGGCGAAGTGCCAGCACGCAAAACACCGCTGTCAACAATATCGTCACGATAGACTTGACGTCTATAAGCTTTGCAAATTTCTGTTTCATATCTTGCTCACTCCTTTATCTCAAAAGCAAATCTGCTTAACAGATATTTCTTATTATTGAGCAGTATAGTTTGCGTAGGTACAGCGTAGTCACAATAAGTATTGTTATCTGATATACCCTGTATATGAGAAAGTATGTGATATACATTTGTAAAACCTTTGTTTTGACTGGTAGAAACTACAGGAGCAAGTGATGTTACTGATTTTTGCTGACAAAAATATCTATATGGTGCAGACAGTACAGACATGCCGTTGGTAAAAACAGCATATTTGTCAATATTATTAGTAGCACAACTTGTTGTCATACCTATTTCAGTTTCTCCTGTTTCATAGTTAGTTATTTCGCCAATTATTATATTTATACCAGGTCTACTAGCGGTATTACCGTCTATTCCAATAGCTACTAAATCACTTTGCTTATAAATAATCCATCTTCTTGGGTCTCCAATGTTAGGCGCAGTGCTCACACAAGGACAAGTCAATGCTTCTGTTCTTAGGTCACACCAACCAAAACTTCTACTTGTATCAGCAAACCGACCTCTTAAAAACAGCTCGTCTGTTACCCAAAGCTGAAAGGTAGCATCTTTGGTGTCAATACTTGCGTTATCGCCCTCGTACACAACTTTCTTAAAATTATAAACTTCAATAAGTTTCCTGACTAATCCTCTAAGTCCGTCTGTTCCCTCATATATTTTCATCTTCGACCGCCTCCGCTATGCCTGTTATACCTATATTTCCGTACGCTTCTCCCACTGACACACCCACAAGGCTCTGTCCGCTCACCATATCGGGTATAGTGTCGATAATATCCATATTGCCGTTGAAGTCCTCGATGCTGAACCTGTCCGTCCTATCGGGCTTTTTAAGCCCGAGATTTTCCGTGAAACTAGCCAACTATACTTCCCCCTTCCGCATTTTTGCCGACTATGAGATAGTACACCTTGAAAACGTATGTGCCGCCCTGGTCTGAGGTATGTTCAAGGTATGCCTCCCAGTCGATGTCCCTGCCGTTGCTTGCGACTTTGTATTGAAAACTCTGCGACTTGAAGTGCTTTTTGCCCCAGTCGCACAACATAAACACCGCAGGGTTAGTGACCCCCGAGGGTATCATTCCTGTGCGTGTATTGTATGACCACTGGGAACCGTTGTCAGCGTTGACCTTCATATTCACCGTGAAAGACCCCCACCGCATATACAGTGGGTAGAGCCTGTTCACAAGGCTTACTATCTGCGCCGCTGTCTTTGCACGAAACACCGCTGTACCGCCGTCTAAAAGCTCGTCCGTCTGTTCGCCCGAGTACCGCAGCTCATACTCCTCCTCGCCCACTATTTCTTCAAGAGCTGCCACCCTCGCCGTGAGCTGCTGGATAAGCTCCTCGATGGTGGGCGTTGTCTGACCTGTGTCTGCTGTATCGGCAGTATTCTCCGCCTGCGTATCAGCCACAGTTGTTATCTCATTTTCGTCCATTATCTCGCCTCCTAAAGCTGTTCTTCCACAGACAGACCCACCGCAGAAATATCGGCTGAAAGTCCGCCGTCAAAATTGAATCCTATGTTAGTTATTGGTATATCATAGCTTTCGCCGCTTTCGCTGACGTATGTCACAACGTCCCCAACGTCAAATCGGGGGTCGCCAAGGCGGTGAAAAAGCTCCGTTGTATACCACGAAAAACCGCCTATCCTATGCCACAATGACCGCAGCAGCGACATTGTCATATATGGATTTTCAAACTCCAGCACACGCCCTGCCGAGCCTGTGGTGTTGCCCAGCCGCAGAGTTTCGCTGTCGCTGACCTTGCAGACAATGCCTGCGAGGATATTCGGACGTTCTCCCAGCGTTGGCAGGTCGATAGTGTTGTTGTCCAGTATCTTCACGCTCGAGCCGTACCATTTGCGGACGTATCTGCCGTATCGGTCAACAAAACCGAACTCGCCTTGTGCCGAGGCGATGTAGCTGAGCATCTGCCGCATTGTTGTGTCTTTGGGTATAGAGCTTATTTTGAAGTCGAAGTTTGCGGTCTTTAGGCGTATATGCCCCTTGCCGTAGAGCCTTGCACCGCCCTTTACACGGAGCTTTGCAGGGATGGTGTAGTCGTTGCCGTTTTGAAGTCCCAACTGCTTGCAGATATCGTCCTCGATAGCTTTGCTCCATGCAGGCAGGGTAACAGTGGGCTTGTAGACCTTGTCGGAAAAATACAGCCTATCTGCAAAAGTGATCTCAGTATTTCCGCCCGACTTTTTCGACTTTACGCAGGTAAAACGCCCAAGGGGTATTCTTTCGCCGCCAAGTATCTCGCCGAGTTTGCTGACTTGCTCTACTGTCAGCTTTGAAAGCTCAGCGTAGGTGTAGGCTTCTAGGGTGGAGTAGGTGGTCACGCCTGTGAGGTCTGCAAGGTACAGGGACAGGTCATACTCGCTGCCGAGGAAACGTGCTTCAGCATCGTTTATCTGTAACGTCCAAGACTGCGAACACACTGCACCAAGCTCTATGTCGTCACTGAGGCTCGTTGACTGCACGTCACTGGTAGCGGACATTATGTTGTCCCCCATTATTAC